TCATGCCCAGTCCTCGTCGGTTGTTGCCTCTGCCCGGCCCATAACATAGGATGCACCCGAGCCGCTAAAGAAGTCATGAGACTCACCGGTACCAATATCCAGGGCCGCAAGGAGATAGGCTGGAATCTGAGTCTCACTAGGGGGAAACATAGGCTGCAATCCAAGGTTAGAAAGGGCTTTGTTCATGTTGTACCTGAGGTAGCACTTAACCTCGTCCGTCCAGCCCACATCGTCGTAAAGCTGCTCTGTACGCTCGCATTCGGCGTTGTAAAGGATTCGTGCAAAGTGCTTAATCCATTCGAGGTCTTCATCTGTGTATCCGCGTTTCCTGAATTGGTACCCGATGTAAAACCCGTGTACCCCCTCGTCTCGGAGGATGAGCCGGATAATGTCTGCTGTGTTGGTTAGCTTGCCCTCACTTGCCAACCGGAGTGGCACATAGAAGCCGCTGTAGAACAGGAAGCTTTCGAGGAGAACGCTTGCGGCGTAGCGGCGTATGTCCCGCAGGCCATCGTATGCAGCCTGGATACTGAGCGCTTGTTTCTGGATTAGTTCATCATTCTCAACCCATGAGAATAGTTCTTCAATCTCCTGCATGGAGCACAGGGTGGAGAAAATGGTGGAATAGCTCTTCGCATGAACTGATTCCATGAAGTCAATATTGGTGAATACTGCTTCCTCGTGTTTGGTTTGTGCTTGCGCTTGTAGCACGGGTGCACCAACCTCCGACTGGAGTGTATCTAGGAGTGTGAGGCCAGCGAAGATTTTCTTCACTAATTCCTTCTCATTGTCTGGCATAGCCCTCCAGGAGGGGAGGTCATTGGAGACGGGAATCTTCTCCGGTAGCCAGAAGTTGGTGGTGAGTCTATCCCATACTTGGCTATCAATCGGATCATCAATCTTATTCCAGTTAATTGCAGTTAGGTTCATGCTTCTTTATCCATTCGTCGATCTTGTTTACAAACAGTTCTATCTGCTCACGGAATGAAAGGGAGTATTCACTTCCAGACATTCGCCAGCACGAGTACCAGTCATCCAGTTGACACCTCCGGTGTACCTGTACTTCGTTAAGCGAAGGCATAATCCCACTTGGCAATATCGGAGGTGATTTGCTTATGCTGCTTCTCCAGGGTCGTGTGAGGCTCGAAGTATGGTTCGTACGTGAAAGAATTATTCAGTTCGCTGTACCACCCCACGAAGTCCTCGTCAATGAAGCCGCTGATTTTGTAGCCGTTGTATTCCCATTCAACTTTCCATGTTTCTTCATCGCCCCACACAGAGACTTTCGCACCAGGGAATACAGCAGTGATTTCTTCTTTAGTTACCTTTTGCATTAATCCACCAATCCATGCGCTTCAAATAGTCCGCCTTCATACCCTCTACGCTGTCGCAGTCGGCGAAGAAGTAGAGTTTAGAGCACTTGAAGTATTCATCAAGTTCGCAGTAGAAGGATACGTATATTTCATTAATTTCTGTCTTTACTATGTGACCTTTGTATTCCCATTCGATTCGCATATCCTGTTCACGTTTTACCCTGAGATACCCGTTAGAACATTGAATATTGTTGAATAGGTTTAGTACCTCGGTGTTGCTTGGTCGTTTCACTTGTAGTTCCTCCGGTTATCAATTTCCTTACACAGGTCCTCAAACTTGCTATTGAAGGATTTGAGGTCTCTGAACACACCTTCGTAGGTGATGTCGGGGGTTAGTTCACACGTGAGGTATCCCACGCTGGTAAAGTAAACAAAATCTGCTGTAATGAGTTTGTTCTCGTAGGTGGTTGCGAAGCTCACCATGTCGTAATCTGGGGTGTGAACCTGAGCCCATTCAACAGGCCCTCTCTCTACGCTAATTGGGGGAAAATAGGTTTCTTCAGGTGTGGGGAAGAGCCGCTGCTGTACTAGCTCGGGCGCGTCTTCATAATTAACTAGCATTGTCGATTACCTCCTGAATGTTGGGGTGCTTGAATCCTTCTGGTTTGAGAATCTTGCCGGTCAAAGGGTCGGTTACTGTCGGCCCATAGGTGCCATCAATCTTGCTGGTGTTCGCACGGTTGATAAGCTTCCATGCTTCCTCGGTTGCCTTGAGTCCGGCTACGTGGAGGGCACCAGTGAAGGCTACGTAGGCGATGTCAAGGAATCCGTCGAGGGCTTCCGCTGTGGTTTTTGCGTATCTGGTTTCGTGGTATTCCTCAAGTACGCGGTTGAGAATATGCCAGCACTCGTAGCTGAAGGGGTCTTTACGTGGCTTCTCAGGGACTTTCTGGTTTCCTGCGTTCATGAAGTCTGCAATTTGTTCAAGCATGTTTGTTCTTTCTAGTTGAGGATGGAATCAAGGCCACCAAAGATAAGGAGGCCAAGCATGAATGTGAGAAGAATGAGTGGAATCATCGAGATACAGTTCCTAGTACAAGTGAGGTTAGGAGGAATGCGAAGACTAGTCCTACCTTGAAATTCACAAGAAACAGGACAATAAAAAAGACGGTGATTGCAATTAGAAATGTGAGGGTGATAATGTCTTCTGGTTCGTTCATGGGCTAGTGCCCACCCCGAAGGGTGGGCCTGCCTCCCTCTTTAGAACCAGATAGGCTTACTGCTGTCACCCTGCGGGGGGAAGTACCCCTTGTAAGGCTTACCAGACTTGGATACCCCAGACTTGAACGTCCAACCAGGGGGGCAAGCGGGTGCGCCTGCCGGGGGCTGGGATGCCGAAGCGGGCTTACCGTTGCTTGCAACCTTCTCAACCCGGTTGAAGTAGGTTGCCACGTCGTGCACCCGGTCGTTAAGCTCCTTCATGGACTCTTCGTTGAGGATGTCGAGAGCTTCCTGGGTGCTGTTTGCGTGAATCACAATCCAGGGTGCTTCAAAGCCCTTACCACCCTTGAGGGTTACGGTCACTTTATCGTAATTGTCTACTACGGCTGCAACTTCCTTGGTCTCGAATGCGTCGTTAGTCATACTTGTTTTTCTCCTTTGTTTAATCCCAGAGTTTCTGGGGGTTTTTCTTTCCGTGCTTATTTTCGTATTCATCGGTGCGGTCGCACCGATTACCGTTCATGAAGTTGGTGAGCACCTTGACCGCACGGGTCAAAGCTCGCTTTTCCGTAACCTCGTTACCCAACAAACCTTTTACATACTTCTCAATGGTGGCGTGCGCAGCCGGGTAGGATTCAAGCATCCGCTCCAAACCGGCCTCCAAGTCAACTCGTTCCTCTGTTGGGAGAGTCTGCTGTTCACGTGCGTCTGCAAGAATCTCCCTCACATCCTCGGTTGAGTAGATGAATTGGCCACTGAAATGCGCGTATGCGAACCTCTCCTGCGAACAAATACTGTTCGCTTTACGAACGAGCGTTTTTTTAATCCTGCGTTTGTCACAGGTTTCAAAGAAGTCCTCTAGGGAACTGTTTTCCAGAATCTTCAACCAGAGTTCTTGCTGGATGTCCTGTGCCGGGAGGATGCGTGACCAGCGAACTTCTGCCGCTAGGGAAGCCTCTCGAATGAGTGGGGTTAGCTCGTCTACTAGTTCTTGTTTCACAGTTTAATCGTCACGTCCTTCCAAATAATCCGACCAGCGCTAATAGGAATGAGGGTTGGAACAACCGTCTGTCCTTCCACGGTCAACATTCCGAACGCCTTCTGCCAATTTCCGGTAGCACCCTTGAGATAGGTGACCTTCTTCGTGTCCATGATGTGCCCAACCTCAACGCCTGTTAGAGTGTTGGTTTCACCAGCAAGACCCGTGGTGTAGCTTGTAATACCCGCTCGGTGGGTGTGCCCCATGATGATATTCTTGCCGATGCGTTTGGCCGCATTCAAAGCTGTGTTACCAGCGTTTTGATTAAGCCGAATGCCGCCAAGATGCCCGTGAGTTGATAGCCAACCGGGGGCAATGTTGTAAAAGTCGGGAAGCATGTTGATTCCCATGTCCTCGAAGTGGAGAAGGCTCTCCATGTGGAAGAACTCGTTGGGCCACAGGGCCGGTGCGTACTTCTCCCCGTATGCACGAGCTCGGAGGTCGTGGTTTCCTTCGTGAACACCGATAGGCCCGTCGTACACGTCCCGTAGGGGAGTGAGGAATTTCTTTACTGCTTCCTCTGAATCCTCGAAGATGTTCCCCTCGAACTCCTCCCGAGTACCCTTTGTCCAGCGTGAAGGCTGTGGATAATCCATTAAGTCCCCGATATGAACGATTTCATCCGGTTCAACCTCTTGGATGAATCGAAGCACCCCCTTGAAGACTCTCATATCTGTATCCGGCCAGTGGGAGTCTGGAATGATTAAAATTTGTTTAGCCATAATCTCCTTTAGAACGGGAGGGCAGGATTGATAACCCAATCCTCTTCGTTGTACTCGGGTGTTTCATCCACGGTCTTTACCGCGTCACCGTATGCACTCTTGAAAACTTCTTCTTCAAAATTGAATGTCCAAATACCCCCGTACTTGTCCGTGAAGGCAATATAGTCACCCTTTTCCACGTAAATACCGTATTCTGAAAGCTTGTAGTACAGCTTCCCAAACTCTGTGATTATGTAGGCTGTGTTGTTGTCAATCTCGCGCTCCAGGTACCATACTGCCTTCTGGAGGTCTTCAACGTAATCATTCTTCCTACCGGCTCGTGCCATGTATTTGAAGGCGTTACCGAGGTTGAAGCTTTCGTAGAAGAATGCTTCGATTACGTCAATAGCTTCAAGGCCGTTGGATTTGTAGTGTGAGGGGTGGTTAACTTTGTTCATTCTTAAGCTTCTTTTCTATGTCGTAGCGTGAATAAAGAAAATTGTTTTTCCGCTCGTAGCATCCGCGCCGTGGGATGTCTTTCACAAACTCTTCCGGGTCGTTCATTCCCCAGATTTGCTTAATATCGTCTAGGGTTACAAATACCGGGCGAGCCATTCAAGATTCTCCTTATTAAACCCTGACCAGTGTTCTTCACGGTCAACCTCAACCACTGGTGCCTGCTTGTACCCGAGTGCATCAGTAATGTACAGGTATGCTTCCCGGTCAGTGGTCACATCAATCTCGTTGTAGTCAATGTTGCGATTATCTAACCAGCGCTTTGTCTGTTTGCACTGTGGGCAACCAGGCTTGGTGTAAACGTTAATTTCAGGCGCCAAGTTTAATTTGCAAATCAGCATAAATCTCCTTGATTGTTTCAATTTCTTCTTCTGTCCATCCAGCACCCAGGCGGTTTTCTACTGGATTCCTCTCTAGGGTTTGGTAGGCAATCTCAACCGCGATTGCTTCTAGCTCAGTCATCCACTGCTCTCCTTAAATATCTCTCCAAAGCTTTTGGACTGCCTCTTCCCCCTGGCTGGTGAAAAGGGAATTAGTATCCTCGCCCGGTTCATGATGAACCAGGATTGTGTTTTTCAAACGGTGGGCGAAGGCTTTACCAAACTTCTCTCCAGCTTCATCCCCGTCACACAAGACATACACTGCCTTGTATCCCCTGAATAATGGCTCCCAATAGTCCTTCCAGGTGTTTGCACCCGGAATACCGACCGTAGGAAGGCCACACTGCGTAGCGGTTATTGCGTCAACTTCACCCTCACATACACCAACTGTCAAGTTTGAACCATCCAGGGCTTTAGTATTAAAAAGGTGGGGTGTATCACCCGGAAGCGAGCAATACTTTGGCTTCTCCCCGTCAAGCCTTCGGAAACGGATAGTCGCACACGACCAACCGTGTATTGGGTGATGCCGTAGGTAGGGGATAGCTAGGCATCCCTTCATTTTTTCATGCCCTGGTACCGGGTCTTTAACATAGCCTAGGCACCATTTGTTAGGCTCCGCTAAACCTCTTGAGGCTATGTACTCTTCGGCGGGGCTTCCCTCGAAGGCCTTTTTGTACCTGCTCACAGCTTCTTCCAGTAATTCTTTCTGCAATTCGCTTGGACTCCCCAAACGTGCAACCCTCCTCTCGCCTGATAATCGCCACTACGTCACCCTTGTAACCACACGCCAGACAAGCGAAAGCATCATGCTCATAGCTTATAGCGGCGCTAGCGTTGTTATCGTCGTGTGCGGGGCACAGGCAGCTAATCCATTCCTCACCCGTATCCTCAGGGGATTCCCAATTCGGGTAGTAGTGCTCTAGGACTTGTTTAATCACTGGTTTCCCTAAACAAGTCAACCAGACCTTCCAAACTATGATAATCTCGTGGAACAAAACCGTTATCCAAATCCTGCTCCTTCAGCCATTCAGCGAATGCAATTGGATTAGTGCAAATCTCATAGTATGAACCCCAATGCCATAACCATGCATCAACCTTCCAGGTCTTTCCACCGCTCTCAAACTCGTAGGTTGGATAGTTTGCGATACCCTCGCACCCACGGGTGCAGCAAGTCTCGAAAAATTCAATCTCCGGGTAGGTCATATAGTTGATTAATTGTACTTTCAATTGCTTCCTTTATCTCTTTCGCTTCTTGAATCGTAAAAATTTAACAGGCCTCCGCAGCCCTTACAAGCTCCCTAAACTCCGTCAAGCTAAAAGTAAAACGTCTACAAAGTCTGGTCATGCTCTCAACCTCGACGAGCACAGGAAAGTGATTATCCCCACTGTCTTTGAATGTGAACATGAGGTCACGGACTGACACGTGCTTAATCATTGTTGAACCTATCAACAAGTCTCTCAAGAGACTCATAATCTGTTGGCAGCTCATCTACCTCGTTCTTCTCCAGCCACAGGGCGAACTGGATAGGGTTAACGTCAATAGCATACTGTGTGCCGTAGCACCAGTAATAGCCGTCAACCCACCATTCTTTCTCACCATCGGTGAATAAGAACTCTGGTTCAGAGCCCATAGCTTCAAAGGAGCACAGGTCACATGTGCCAAAGCGCATTAGCTGGTTGTTCGCTTCATAATCAATCAAGTGCACTTTCAATTGCTCTTTTCACTTCTTTCAGGTTAGCTTCTGTGAGCAGTTCACGCCTTGTCATTCCGCAAGTAAGGTTGAACCATTTCACTAAAAATTTGTGATGCTTATCGGGGTTTGTTTCAATAACAACTAGCTCATCGTCTAGTACGCACCAGCTTTTAATCATCTGGTACCTTCTTCTTACCAAGAATCTGGAAGGCGGGTGGATTGTTGATGTAGTCAATGGCACGTTGGAAGGCTTCGGTGTCATCCCTTAGATAACCAAGAAGCTTGTAGTTACACGTCTTGCACAGCAAGCCTCTCACGTACCCCGTATCGTGGTCATGGTCAACGGCTAGCCTGCGCCGTTTACCTGTTGCACGCTGGCAAATGTAGCAACGCCCACCCTGCGCTTCATACAGTTTCCGGTACTCGTCAGATGTCAGCCCGAAGGTTTTAGACACATGCTTAGCATGATTTCTTGCCTTCAACTCTTTCTTTCTTTGCCTGTGGTGTGTTGCACACCGTGGGCCTGGGTATTTAGCTACCCGTGTAAGCGGCAACCCTTCCGCTTTACAATCCTTGCAAACCTTTTTACGTTTGCCACGGGTCATACCTTGCCACCTCCTGTTTGTCCGTGATTGCCATTCGGAAACCGTCAAAACTCAGTGAGTCGAATTGGTTGCCACTGGGGTCTGCTTTCTGTCCACGGTTTTTAACCGTGGACACCCTCAACTCGTCCGGTTCACCGTATTCCCCCATGCCTTTATGAAGAGTCATAATAAGCTCCGGTACACGACCAACCTGGCCTTTAACTCCCGATAGTGGAATAGGTTGGTTAGCATCGTTGTACGGCCCGGTTACGTGGTGAAGAACAATAACGCAACTCTGCGTGCTCCTGGCTAGATCATGCAACCAAGCCATGAGAGTATCAAGGCTTTGTGCCTGGTCTTCGTAACCTTCCAACGCAACGTCTAGGGCGTTATCCACCACGATAAGCTCTGGGTAGCACCCGTATAATTCCTTGTAGGCGTTTACTTCAAGCTCAATACTTGCTGGAGTAGGGGAGGGGTTATAGCTAAATCGTACTGGCGAGTTACCAACAATGGAGTAAATCCGCTCTAGGTTGTCGCTCTTTGCTAATTCTTCTGCTTCCTGCATGTTCAAGCCTCCCATGATTGCTAGGGAACGGCTGAGCTGCACGAAGGCATCGGAGTCCGCACTGAAGTACAAACAACTCACATGAGACTTCAGCGCGTAGGTGAGTACGAAGGCACTCTTACCTACACCTGGCCCCGCTGCAATTAGTGCCAATTGCCCCCGGCTAAACCGAGTCTCTAGTGACTCCCAAACTTTCGGTAACTGTTCGCCTGCCTTACCTTGAATGATTGAACTCTGCAACAGTGTTAGCAATCATACCTCGCTAAACGGGCAACTAGTTTGAACGGAACACATTCTGCACTTACCCTCTTCTGGGTCTGCTGGAAAGTGCCCATCGTTGATTAGCTCATCCACCTCTTTAAACACAGCGTGAACATTAGCCCTATCCTCATCTGTGAAGACTTTCACACGTCCAGGCCTTCCAGTGCGGCCCATCCAATACACCCCGCGCTCCACGCGAACACCATAGGTTGCCTCAATGGCTTCTGCGTAAGTGCAAAGCTGGAAAGTATCACCCGGTTTGGAGCCTGTCTTGATGTCTCGAACAACTAAACCTTTGGGTGTTTCAATAATTTGGTCGATGAAGCCAACAACGGGTACCCCGCCGAGCTCCACATTAAACTTGAGCTCAATGGCTAATTGGCCGTCTGGGGCTGTCCAAATCTTTTCTTCTGGATGCTCTGTAGCGTATTTGGTAAGGAGTTGGATTTGTTCCAATCCTTTATTGAACCTGCGTTCAATATCGGTTACCGGGTCGTAAGGCCCACTCCCGAACCAAACCTCTAAATTGGGGGTGGTCTGTGCCTGTTCGTCAACGGAGCGTGCGTATTCCTCAATGAAGATTGTTTCTAGCTCTTCACAGGCTAACGTCCTTCCCGAGCGCTCCCATTCTTCTAAAGCTTTGTGAACCCCTAAACCCTGTGATAGCCAACTAGCCGGGCGTTGCCAAGCCTTATTGATTCGTGCTAACTGGTACGCCTTAGGGCAACGGATGTATTGATTCACCTGGCTTACTGAACGGTTATGCATAATTACACCTCCGAACCTGAATACGGAGGACAATAAATTTTACCACTTGGCCTCGCATGAGACACGAGCGTTGGTATCGCAACCAAGCCTTTTTCATTCGTAATGGCAACACTCATAATCGGAGGGAATGCTACCCCCCTTACTTCCTTTCTCTAGTTAGCTTGTGCTTCTGGTTTAACCAGCGGGTTAGATGTCCTCGAAAAAGAATTCATCCTCGTCCAGCTCGCTACGAGCGTCAATCTCGTCAGCTAGCTCAATCATAGCTTTGGCAGCTACGCGCAGGTCAAAGCTGTCACCGGAGTGGATCGGCACCCCGTACACCTCACCATTATTTTTGACACGTGTTTCAACAATTTCATACCGCCCCTCTTCAAAATCAGGGACGATGGAAACCCCGAGGGCTGTGAGGTAGCAGGTGTTGAGGGTGTCTTTATCAAATGTGCGCATATTGCGTTTCCTTTCTGAGCCAGCTTTTGTGTATACTATATTTAGTGTAATCTAGGGTTATATCAGTGATCCCTGAAAAGGGAGTAGTGGCAACTGTAGAGCCTTAGGTCACCGCGCATACTGGTTAATCTGCGATACGGAGCGGTTAATCAAACATACCTCCTAACCTGGATGCAGATAAACCCTAGGTCAAGAAGCTGCGTGGCAATCATATCGGGTGGGAGCGCCACGGATAAGCGCCCCGGCCGATGGACTGCTATCAAACCTTTACTGTATGCAATAATTAAACTCATAACCTCAGTTTCTTTAAATCTGGTATTTTCCAAAGTTTTTCCCCCTCGTGTGTTATTTTCACGCCGGGCCGGTTCTTAATGGCTAGGTCATGATCTGCCTCACCCCGTGGCAGGAACGCCAAACCCCTAGTGTTGAGTAAGCCTTTAACCCACGGGTATTCTGGGTTGTAGTCCACCACCTGGCTAAAATTGACAAGCTTTCTAACCAAGGCTTTAACCCGCTTTACAGACTCCTCACTGATAGAATCGGGGTCATCGTTGAATCGGGCCATAAGCCAAAGCTGGATATAAACGGTGTTGCCATACACCTCCGGATCCTCGATCTCCCAAGGGAAGTTGTCACGGATTAGCTGGGTTTGGGCTGTGAAAGCTTGTGTATATCCGGCCTGTTTTATTAGCTTATGAATGTACTGGCGTGAGCAACCGTAGATGCGTGACACCTCCGCTTGGCTTAAACCCTGCTCTAACAGGGCTATGATTTCATCAGTACTGATGGACGGCATAGCATAACTCCTATTCTCGCTTTTTCCTCCAGCCTACCTTAGAGGGTAGACTGAGACGTAATCGTCAACTATGTCCGTGCAAAAACTGTAAAAGCTTTCAACGTAATAATCATCCACCAAAGCTTCTAGCACATTAGCTAATGACCATAGCTCGTCCGTGCAAGTCCTCCAGAAACCAGAGGTGTGATACCCGTCTGGAATCTCTACACCGCCATTCTCCTTCCATAACTTAGTTAGGCCGTCTGCGTCCACTACATGCACTCTTACGGGTATGTAATCCGGTGTCATGAAAAGGTCTTTTGAGGGTGCAGCCACTTCGCTACTTTTTTCAAAGCTTACATACTGGCTTGCATTCACCACCTCGAACAAAAGTTCGTCTATTCTTGCTGCACACTCCATGAACGCCCCGTGAAAATCAATCGTACATTCCTTGTCTTCACAAAACGCCTCATCCTCCTTGAACTCGAAAGCACCTTGCACCATGTCTTGCAGATTGCCAACAAGCCAAGCAGCGTTGATAGCGTAGGTACCATTCTTTATTTGCGGTTCCATTCCTTTTCCTTTCGGTAGTTTAGCACTCCCACGCCCTACCGAACAAACGTACGGTAGGAGAGGGTAGCGGCTAAGCTATGATGCCTTTACGCCTTAAGCGCGTTATACAACTCTTCCGCCACGTCGGACAGCCCCCACCGCTGCTATAAAAGGTCACCCGTTCGCAACATTCTCTAATCCTCCTTACTTGTCAGATCAAAATTGTCATAAACGTCCATAAAGCAAGCCTTAGCACGTTCGGCACGATAAAGCCATACGATGCGACTCATTAGGTCTGGCAAAAGATCCCCCTCATTAGCCTCCATCTGCCATTGTTCCAGATAATCCCAGTGCCACGCGGCATACCGGCGGTACTCGCTCTCTATATCGCCAGCGTAAACCGGGAATGAGAAGCCGTGATATTCAAGATCGTCACTAGCTCGCCAAGCCATGTCTTTAACGTCATCTTCGATAGCCTGCAAATCGTCCGTGTCAAGACTCACATTATCTAGGATCACGTCTGCAATATCATCGGTATCGAACGGGAGACCTACAATATCCTCAATGCAATTTTCGATAAGGTCACGTATTTTCTGTTCGGTAATTTTCATCGCTTTCAGCTTTCTTTTAGTGTCAATTAGGACACGCAAACCTATAAGTGATGCCTTATAGGTAAGCGGTACCCTAACCGGTAGTTAGTGTCAACCTCATCTAAGCTTCTTCAATCTTAATTCCTACATCTTCCAACTCACAGGATATAACCGTAAGGTCACGAACGGTATCCACATCTACTGCTACCTCGTATTCATACTCAAGCCAGCGAACCCACTTGTTAATAAGATCGGGAAGGGGCTCAAAACTCTCATGCTTCTGTGAAGCCTCACCGTCAATAATAACGGTGACGGTGTAGTGAGAAAGCTCATCGTAGATGGCGCTGCGCTTGATGATACGTGCAACCTCTTCAATATCCGCGAACATGTACATTTGTGTAGCAGTTGTGATGTAGTCGCCTACGCAGTCAAACCTATCATGCTCCATGCCCATCATGCGCATGTAGTCGTCAATATCACGGGCGTGATACCTGTATTCCTCGTAAAGATTATCTACGGAAGTGTCCAGCGGATAATCGCACTGATCAAAACTTTCTAGAATATCATCTAGGGCGTCATTTACATCATCTTCTAGAAAGTCCTCCACCGGTGAAAAATCATCACCAAAATATTCTTTATCAATGCGATTCATAACCAGCTCGGCCAAGACTCTCGTGTCAAGGTAGTCCGGTTCGTATCCGCGTAGCGCTTCGTCAAAAATCTTCTCTAGGTAATCTGTTTCAATCCTCATAGCTTTCTCCTTTTCTGCTTTAGGCGAGGTAGTCCCTAATAATCCAAACGAAGTCATAGACCGGCGAGTCTTCCAAGCACCACTCAGTATCTGAGCCGATAAAGTCCCCAAACGCCAGGATGCTAAAAACGTTTACGATAAAATCAAACATGGTTACTTCTTTCTAGTGTTAGTATTGGTTAATACCCCTAGCCCCATACCTTTTTGTGTATGGGGGAAGGTGGAATTAGCCAATAGCTTCCCAAGAGTCTGCATTAGGCAAGTCAACCCTGGCGTGCCCGGTTTCCAGGTCAACCAATACAGCCACGCCCTTCAACCTGTGAATAGGGGAGGCTACCGACGTTGCACCTGGCCATTCATTCAAAGCCTCAATAACTGCTGGGGTAGTGTGCTCGACTGCTTCATTCAGTGCTGAAATTTTTACTAGCTCATTATTTCTGTCGTAAACACGAACCACTAGGGAATTATCACCCTCGGGTAGCTCTTCGCGCGTCGCTACCAAAGCTTCACGGAATTTATCCTCAATCCAATAGCACACCGAATTATGAATTAGGTCAGTCAACCCCACGTTACCTTCGGTAATAAAATCGTTTTGTCGGAACCAATCGTCAATTTCTAGGGAATAATCCCCCCAAATCTCACCAATATCAGAGTAATCTAATAAGATGTCAAAGTAATCATTTGGATAATCTTCAACTCTTTCTAAGAGTTCCTTCAACTCTTCAATAGTTGAAGCATCCTCGCCTTCAATAAGCCAATCCAATTTTTCACTGAAGTCATAGTAGGGTACTGTTTTCATTGTCTTTCTTTCTTTTTAGGTTATAGTTCCCATACCCTCCCGCCATACCTTCCAGCATGACGGGGGAGTACTAGCAACTAGAAACAGTCGATAACCTGCTGTTCATCGAAGGGGTCTATGTAGCAATCCCACACAGTTTCCCCCGTGGACTCATTGCACACCGCGTAAACCTCCCCATCAGCCCAAGCCTTATAAATTTCGAGATCACTGCATGCCCGTTGCTCCTCATAGTTGCGGTAAACAGCTTCACACCTGCCATCCTTAATCACATGAAACTCTGAAAGCGCGTAATTGAAATAGTCAATATCTGCCATTGCTTCCATGATTAGTTCGGCATCTTCTTCTTCCAAGTGTTCCCACCACTTAGCACCGTGAATAGACCTGTAGCGGTAAACGATGTCTTCGATGTCAATGATTCCGGTTTCTTTATCATGCTCTAAGGTGTGCATGTCTTCCCACAAGCCCTTATGATCGAAGTAGTTGTAGCCACAGCGGCCATAGCTCCTAAAACCAATTTCGTCTATATCGCACAACCATTCGGTAGGGCACGGTGGGCATTCATCATAGCCAACTGAATACTCCACCCCATCATGCTCAAAACGATGGATAGCCTCGTCTACCACATAAGTAAACATTTATTTATCAGTCCTTTTCTCTAGATGATTGCCGTCCCACGGCCCGCCACCCCGTGGCGGGCCATAGCGACCGCAACTGTCAACTCAATACCTGGCTCTCAAGGGCCTGGCCCCTAAGGTATTCCTCCAGCAACTCGGCAGGCATAAGCGGGGCAAGGCCTCCGCGTACAGCCTCCTCCAGCTCCTCAAATTCCGCGATGGCGTCCGGTGTAGCCTCGATGCTATCATCCTTGAGTCCACAAGTCATACGCTCAAATCGCTCCACCATACCAGCTATATTGTCAAACATTCTAACTCCTGTCTTTCGGTACGTCATTAGCACCCCAGCGCGACTGCTGGGGTGCCATGATGTACCGCCCCCAAGCGGGGGGCAATACAACTTTCTAGGCCACGTTTTAGACCTCCCCACACTGTCACCGGGGGAGGCGGGCGGGATGTATCCCGCCACTTACTCCACTATTCAGCTCTCATACATCATGTGTCGGTACTGTCCGACTGATCTTTAATCTACCGGCACCCCGAGCTAGTGTCAACCCGCTACCCTAAACCGGGGGGTGGCTGGTGCTTCGCACCGTAGCATAACCAGGGGCTATGTACATACCAGCCGGTAGGGCCTGGGCTAACACACGAGGTGTGTGCCCGGTCTTTCGACCTCCACCGCCTGGGGCGTTCCCTTGCGGTGTGATTACTAAGCTAGCAGCACGCACGGCTAGTGTCAACTCCCCAGGTCAGAGGCGGTTTTTAGTGGTGTATGTGAACATTACCTTTAAAAACAGCAGGTCAGACCATGAAAATAAAGATTTTCGTTTTCTATTCATGCAGGTCAGAGCGTTATGACTAAGTGAGTTTGCAACCGCTTTAGTATTCATTCTAGAAAACTGCAGGCCAGAGCCTATTTTTCTATACAAAGAAAATCGGCGGCTTAGCTGCAAATCGGCTGGTTAAACGGTGTTTTTAATGAGGTGTTCTAGTTACTCAGATTTTGGCGTTTATCTGGAGTAGGCAATGTTAGAGGCAAATATAGGGTGCTACCAGGGTAAATAGGGGCTAGCATTGATCCGCGGACGGACACCGTCCACATCGGCATTAGGTAGGGGGAGTGGATGCCGTCACCACCCGGCTACTACCGAGTGGTGTGGGTATCGCTAGTGACTAGGCAATATCGCCGTATTAGCCCCTCACATCCCGTCTGACGGACTTTCTAGGTGGACGTGGGTAAATTAGGCCAGGACGACCTAAAAGGCGCTGTAACGGCGAGCCAGGGGGTGATACGGGCGTATGCGCAGGCTGGGAGGTACTAGCCCTCCTATAGGCATATATAGGCATAGGGGGCAGGGGAGTGGGTAACAGGTGTGCTACCTACGCGTGGGTAAGTAGGGATACCGCTACCTACTGTGGGTGGGTAGCTAGGGTACTACCTACGGATAGGTAGGGTAGGACAGGCACTACCCCCTGGGGTAGGCCGGGGGTACCCGGGGCGTACCGGGTAGGAGGGAGTAGGGGGAGCACAGGGGGTAAGACAGGCAGGTGCACGCACACTAGACAGAGAGGACTGCTAGACAGCAGACCAGACCGGCTAGTCCAGCTAGACCAGGCAGTCTAAAAAAGACAAACCAGACCGTTCGGGCCAGACTGACCAGACTATAGACCGAGCGGTACAAAACCGCATGACCAGCAAAAACACTCTATAACCCCAGGCCAGGGGGGTACGGGGGATACCCTTTCCCCAGGGTGGCTATCGGTGGTCACTGCGCCTGCCTGGTCCCGTACAGGTTTTAAAGTCGATTTAATCGTGTTGTAGGTCATAATTCTGTGGTTGTATCTCGAATCATACTAAAGAATGATTTTTTAAAAATAAGGCTATTTTCCTACCCTATTCCGGGGGTAATTCTGATAAATTTCTGAAAAGTCTCCATATCTATATAAGTGAGGGGGTCTTATAGAGAAGCGTCGGTGAGCGACGCTTCGATAAGCCGAACGGTGAGCGTTCGGCGTTAGATATTAGCCCGCATCAAGCGGGCTTAAATAATCTAAGAGACCCTTACGGGTCTCTAATTGATATAAATAGTAAGCGCCTTTCGGCGCTACTTACTATAGCGAACGGTGAGCGTTCGCTTATATAGTATTTGGACTCCGTTTGGAGTCCAATAATATGCGAGCCTTCGGAGGCTCGCTTAATTAATAAGCGGGCGGTGAGCGCCCGCTATATAGGGATAAAATTTTGTTCCGTTTGAAGGTTTAGTTCCGTTGGTTAATTGGAGATGGAATACGAAGAGAGCCGAAAGGCTCCCTTCTAATTGGCACTCCGTACGATCACGGGTGTTAGCCCGTGATGGTTATGTTTGCCAGATTTGTCATTCTTCGGTTGCTACCGAAGTTGACCACATTATTCATGGGGATAACCATGATTTGAGTAATTTACAGGGTGTTTGTTCCGCTTGTCATAGGCGGAAGACTCAGGCGGAGGCTGCTGAGGCACAGCGTAGGAGGTTGGCTAGGCGTTATCGTCCTGTTGAGCGTCACCCTGGCGTTAGATAGGAGGAAAATGGGGTCTAGGGGGCCTGTTCCAAAGCGCTCGGAGGAGCGTATTCGTAGGAATAAGAGCGATGTTGAGGTGACTCGTATCGAAGTGGATGGGGAAGTGGTTCAGCCTGAGCTTGGGTTGGAGAATCCGCATCCGATTATTACAGATTTGTGGGATTCGATGGGTCGTTCCGGTCAAGCAAAGTACTATGAGCCGTCTGATTACGAGTACGCCCGTTTTATTCTTCACTTCGCTAATGACCTGATTTGGGCAAAGCGTCCTTCTGCGCAGATGTTTGTGGGGATTAATTCGGCTTTGTCGGATTTGCTTGTTTCCGAGGGTGCTCGTCGGCGTGTTCAGATGGAGGTTGACCGTCAGAAGGCGAAGGCGGAGGTCGTTGATTTGTCTGAGATGTTCAAGGAACGTTTTAAGGATGCTTAGCTGTTTCTCGGTAGGTGTTTGAGTTGTTGCTGCGTCTGGAAACAGTTTTTAAGTTTGGAGGTTTGGTTTGATTCAACCTAATCCGGGTTGGAGAGGTGACCCTACGTTTCTTCCAGAGGTTCTGAAGGCGTTTGGGGTTACGGTTAAGGAGTTCCCTGGGTGGCGTGACCGGGGGCATGGTGATTTTGGGCGCATTCAGGGTGTGTTCTGCCATCACATTGGGAGTAATAGATGTCCTCCCAGTTATATTGCGCAACACCCACAGTTGGGTCTGTGTTCGCAGATTCATTTGAGCCGTAGTGGTGTTGCAACGCTGTGTGGCGTGGGTATTGCTTGGCACGCTGGTCGTGGTTGGGGGCATGGGTATCCCACTAATGACGCTAACCGCTTGGCTATCGGTATTGAGCCGGAGGGTGATGGTATTAGTGCGTGGCCTGCTGAGCAGTTGGATGCGTATTACCGTTGTGTGGCCGCAATTCTGTGGTTCCTGGGTAAGCGGGCTACGCCCGAGACGTGCACTTCCCATTGGGAGTACAGCTACCAGGCTCAGGGTAAGTGGGATCCGGGCGCGGGTAATGGCCGGTCTGGTGCGCTGATGGACATGAACGTGTTTAGGCGTGAAGTTAACAAGTATATTGATAATCCACCTTTTAATAAGGAGACTGAATTGAGTTTTGACAAGATTGAGACACGGTACCGTAGCCGTGTGAATGGTTCTAATATTGAGATGCGTCCGATTGATGCGCTTCTCAATGCGGATGCCCACGCGTTTGTTGCTCGGGCTAATACGGAGGATATTAAAGACCTGATTGTTAAGGGTTTTGACGCTATTAACGCTCGTCTGACGGCACTGGAGGCAAAGTAATGAATACGATGGTTGTTGACGGCCTTGCACGTTACCTGAATGACGAGATTAATAAGCAGCCGTGGTATAAGCGTAACGCTAACACCATTACTGCTATAGGTGGTTTTATTGCAACGCTGATTGCGGCTCTTGCTTCTACTCCGTTTGGGGCTGATCCTCGGTTCCAGCTTGCTATTTTTGTGGTTGGTTTTATTCTGACTATTTTCGGTGTGAAGGTTACGCCGAATGGTTTTTCTCGTAGTCAGCAGGCTAAGATTGCTGCTGCTCATGCTGCTGCTATTGATGCTGTTCCGTTTCATCCTGTGACTGAGGCTCCGAAGGAGCCTGTGAAGGTGTCGCTTGAGGATGAGATCGCTAATTACCGTAAGGGGCAGTAGTGACTAGAACCGTGAGGGCGATTATGGGGGTTTTTTCTTTTTCATGGCTCACGCGGTTTGTTGATTACATTACGGGGGAGGATTACCAGGCAGGTTTTATCCAGGTGGATAATCTTTATACGCCTATTGTTTGGGCGTATGCCTGCTTGTGTATGTTTGCCTTGTTCTTGTTTGCCGCTGTTACGGGTTGGTATAAGGCAGGTATTTATGCTGGTTTGTTTGGGAATGCGGTGTTTTTGATGCTTGCTTCCCAGATTTATCAGGTGAGTATGCTTCCTTGGCCGTGGCCTCCGGAGAACCCCCGTTTAGTAGTTAACGATTTGGTTGATGCTGCTGTTTGTTTGATTCTTGCGGTGTCAATCTGGTATCGGAATCAGGTTGCTGCTGAGAAGGTTCTTTTAAAGGAGAAGCGTGAATGACGGGTCTTTGGTTGAGTGGATAACTGCTTCCCCGGCGCAGTTTATCGTGGGGGTCTTCGTCCTGGTGTTTGGTACCCGCAAGGTCTTGTCCGAGGAGAACATTAGGTCTAGTTTGGGCGGTGTTCGGTTGCTTCAGGAGTGGGCTAGTAAGTCTGCTAAGCGTCGGGCTGAGAAGGAGTTGTCTCGGGAGGCTGCTCTTGACGAGGATAACAGGCGTTTGTATAGGGAGCGTTTGGTTACGCATGAGTGGAAGGTTTACGTTGAGGGCTACGTAAACGATATTGAGTTGTGGTTTGCTTCTCGAGGGATTAGTTATCCTTTTGAGAAGTTTAAGCACTTCACTGAGTGGAGGGATTCTTTTGAAGAATAGGCCGTGGGTTGATGGGCCTACTTGGACTCGTGATGATAACGGTCAGTTTATTCTCCCGAAGTTTACACTTGGTTGGGGTGTTATTAATTGGCTTTACTCGTATGTGTTGACCCCTGGTGGGCCTCATGCGGGGGAGCCGTTTATGCCGACTCTGGAGCAAGCTCGGTTTATTCTTTGGTGGTACGCGGTCGATGAAAAAGGCCGTTTTGTTTACCGTCAGGGTGTTCTTCGTCGGTTGAAGGGTTGGGGCAAAGACCCGCTGGTTGGTGCTTTGTCGCTCGTTGAGTTGTGTGGCCCTGTTGAGTTTAGTCATTTTGAGAATGGTCAAGCTGTTGGCCGTGCTCGTTATGACCCGTGGGTTCAGATTGCGGCTGTGACTCAAGACCAAACTCGCAACACTTTCACTTTGTTTTCTTCGCTGGTTTCTCCTCGTTTGAAGGAGGAATTTGGTATTGACATTCACAAGACAATTGTGTATGACAAGCGTGGCAAGATGATTGAGGGTGTGACTAGTTCCCCAATGGCCTTGGAGGGCAAGCGTCCCACGTTCATTGTTCAGAATGAGGTTCAGTGGTGGGTTGAGTCAAATGATGGTATTGCTATGGCAAACGTCATTGACGGTAACGTGACGAAGGCCGCGTATGGTTCTTGTCGTTCGTTGAGTATTTGTAACGCGCATATTCCCGGCCAGGGGAGTGTTGGTGAGGTTATCTGGGATGCCCACCTTAAGGTTGAAGCAGGTGAAGCTATTGATACGGGTGTCTTGTATGATTCCCTTGAGGCTCCTCCTGGTACCCCAGTGAGTGAGATTCCTTCTCCTGACGATGACCCGGAGGGTTTTGAGGCGGGTGTTGAGGAGCTTAAAGAGGGGCTTCGTGTTGCTCGTGGCGATGCGGTATGGCTGGATATTGAAACTATTGTGGCTTCCATTCTTGATATTAGGAATCCGGTTAGTGAGTCCCGCAGGAAGTTTTTGAATCAGGTGAATGCTGCGGAGGATTCCTGGATTTCTCCGAAGGAATGGGATGCTTGTCTTGCTGATGTGAAGCTGGAGCCGGGTGACCGTATTACTCTTGGGTTCGATGGTTCTAAGAGTAATGACCATACTGCTTTAAGTGCTTGCAGGATTAGTGATGGTGCTATTTTCTTGTTGAATAGCTGGAATCCTGCTAAGCAACCGGATGGTTGTGTTCCGCGTGAACAGGTTGATATTGCTGTTCGTGCTGCGTTTGAGAAGTACGATGTGGTTGGTTTCCGGGCTGATGTTCACGAGTTTGAGTCCTATGTTGATGAATGGGGTAAGGACTTTAAGAGGAAGGTGAAGGTGAAAGCCTCGCCTGGTAACCCTGTTGCGTTTGATATGCGTGGTCAAAAGAAGCGGTTTGCTTTGGACTGTGAGCGTTTCTTGGATGCTGTGGTTGAGGGGGAGTTGTCACACGACGGTGACCCTCGTTTGCGTTGGTATATCTTAAACGCGCACCGTTTTCCGACTGTTTACGACGCTGTGACCATCCGTAAGAAGTCAAAGGATTCTAGCAGGAAGATTGACGGTGCTGTGACTAGCGTTTTAGCTTTTGCCGCTCGGCAGGATTATTTAATGAGTAGGTACTACAGGTCTGGTAGAGGAGGTGCTATTATTTAGTGGATGTTCAAATTACTTTAGAGGATGCTATTTCAAAGTTTGAAGCTGCCCAGCAGGATTTTAAGACTGCTGATGAGTATTATCACGCTAAGCCACGTGATTTGGCAGTAGGTTTGGCTACCCCGCCACAGATGCGCAAGCTGATTGCGCAGGTGGGGGTTCCCCGTATTTACGTTAACGCTGTCTCTGAGCGTTTGGCTATCGAGGGATTCACCGTTGGGGATGCAGCGGATTCAGATGAATTGCTGTGGTCTTGGTTCAAGGCAAATGGGCTTGACAATTTCTCTAACGTGGCTTTTTGTGAGGCTTTGGTTTATGGTCGTTCGTACATTACGATTGCCGCCCCGATGGAGTCGGATGCCGAGAATCCGTTGGCTATTCCGGATGTTCCGATTATTAAGGTTGAGTCTCCGAAGACGTTGTATGCAAGTATTGACCCTCGTACTCGTGGGGTTGAGTGGGCAGTTCGTGTAGTTAAGAATACGGATGGTGATACTGTTGCTGCCACGCTTTATACGCCTGACACAACGGAGTATTACGAGTCTGAGGATGGGGAACTGAAGCAGGTTGAGACTGTGAATCATGGTCTTGGGGTTGTTCCAGTTGTTCCGATGGTTCATGTTACGGATTCTGCGGATCTGTACGGTACGTCTTTGATTACCCCGGAGATTCGTTCTGTTACCGATGCTATTAGTCGTTTGTTGATGAATATGCAGTCAACGTCTGAGTTGATGGCTAACCCACAGCGGTATTTGTTTGGTACGACAACTGACGAGATCACCAATGGCGGTCAAACTTCTTCTTTGGAGCTTTATGCCGCTTCGTTTATTACAGTTGAGGATGCTGCGGGTAAGGCTCAACAGTTGCCTGCTGCGGAGCTGCGTAACTACACCGATGGTATGACACAGCTGCTTAAGCTGGCTTCTGCTTATACTGGTTTGCCTCCGCAGTATTTCTCGACCGCATCTGATAATCCTGCTTCTGCTGAGGCGATTCGGGCTTCTGAGAGTCGATTGATTCGGGAGTGCGAAGTCATGTGTGCGCAGTTTGGTTCTGCCTGGGAGCAGGCAATGCGAATTGCCTTGCTTGTCATGGGTAATAAGTTGACGGTTGACCATTTCCGATTGGAAACCATGTGGCGTGACCCTTCTACTCCAACGTTGCAGGCTAAGGCTGATGCTGCTAGTAAGGCTTACGCTGGTGGTAATGGTGTTACACCACGTGAGCAAGCTCGTATTGATATGGGTTATTCCCCGGAGCAGCGTCGGCAGATGCGTATTTGGGATAAGGAGGAGCCTGGAGCACAGCTTAGTGGTTTGTACGGGGGTGTGACAGTAGATGAATCTTCAGGAGATGGAGAGGGCACAGAAGGAGATAATTAATGGTGCCGTGGTGGCTGTAAGAGAGGTTATGGCCCCGTTTGTTGGCACTCGGATTACCCTTCCTTTGTGGCTTCGCCTTCTGAGATTGTTGTTTGGGATTGTGTCTCCTGCCGCTAAGCAGGTGGCAGAAGTGTCTAGGGATTTTTATGATTCGGAGCGTTACAAAGCGTTTCCCGGTGCCCCTAGGCACGATGTATTCCTATCCGAGTTGAAAGAGGATAGGTTTTTGAAGGACATGAGTCCGTTGAAGTCCCAGTTTACCGCCCGTGAGGTTACTTCTCGGGATGTGGATAAGCTGGCTTTAAGGGTTGCTCGTTCGATTGAGAATAGTGGCCGTTGGACTATCATGCACGCGGTTGAAACTCCTGATCCTTACTTTGAGAGTGGGGAGTATAAAAAATCCATTATCGGTAAGGATAAGTCCAGTATTGTTCGTGGTTGGGCGCGTGTTGCTACGGGGGATGAAACTTGTAGTTGGTGTTTGATGCTTGTGTCTCGTGGTGCGGTTTATTACTCGGCACGAACGGCTGGTTCCAAGTTTGGCGATAGGGATTCTATGCAAATGGTTGGAGCTGGGGAGTTTGACCCCGAGGAGCACATGAGCGCTTGGCATGATGGTTGCGATTGCAAAGTAGTTCCGGTTTTCAATCTGAAGCAGTGGGCAGGTAAGGGCAGGTTCCTAGCAGCTCAGAAGATGTGGAAAGAGGTCACGAAGGGGCTTCATGGCAAGGATGCTATGAACGCCTTCCGTAGGGCCGCAGAAGCCGGAGAGTACACGAAGTACTTAAGTAAGTTTTAGCCCCCAGGTGGGGCTTTTTGTTTACCCAGGAGGTAATTTATGTCTGATAATGAAGAGAAGCAGTCGGAGAAGCAGGAGCTTCCTGATTGGGCACGTGAAGCTATTAATAAGGCTAATTCTGAGGCTGCAAAGTATCGGACTGAGAAGAATAGTGCTGTTGAAGCTGCTAAGGCGGAGGTTACTGATTCTTTCACTTCCAAGATTAAGGAGCTAGAGGCTCAAATCGAGGAGAAGAGTAGTGAGGCTTCCCAGGCTAACTTGAATGTTGAGCGTGTGAAGGCCGCTATCAAGGTTGGTATTTCTACCGACAAGCTGGAGTCATTTGCCGAACTGTTGCATGGTTCTACCCAGGAGGAGTTGGTTGCTCACGCTGAGCAGCTTAAGGACTTGTTTACAGTTGCTAATGGTGCGAGTAAAGCCACAGACCGTTCGCAGGGTTCTGGTGGCGCATCTGGGCCGTTGAATGGCGATCCTATTTTGGACGCTGTTCGCAATGTGATTAATCGATAAGGAGTAAAAGATATGGCTATTGATAATAATAAGTTTGCCTCTACTGGTGATTTTAAGGGCTTCCTTGAGCCTAAGCTGGCCGCACCCATCTTCGAGGAGATGCAGCGTAAGTCTATTGTTCAGCCTCTTGCTAAGAAGGTTGAGATGGGGCCTACGGGTGTGGACATTCCGTTCTGGGATGGGGATGTTACTGCTTCCTGGGTTAAGGAAGCTGGTAAGAAGCCGCTGACTAAGGGTGGTTTTAGCAAGTTTAGTATGGCACCCGAGAAGATTGCTACCATCTTCGTTATGTCTGCTGAGGTTGTTCGTGCCAACCCCCAGAACTACATTAGTACGATGCGCGAAAAGGTTGCTGAGGCGTTCGCTATTGCCTTCGACGAAGCGGCTCTTCATGGTACTAATTCCCCGTTTGACAAGAATGTTGACCAGACCAAGAAGACTGTTTCTCTCTTTGACAAGAGCGGTAAGGCTAACGTCTACGCGGCTACCAACGGCGCGCTTGAGCTTCTTGTGAAGGACGGTAAGAAGTTCACGGGTGGTCTTCTTGATACCGTGACGGAGCCGGTTATCAACGATTCTCTGGACGCAAACGGTCGTCCGCTGTTCATTGAGTCCACTTATACCGACACTAACTCCCTTACTCGTCAGGGTCGTATTCTTAGCCGTCCGGTTACCATTGCCGATAATCTTAAGAAGGACAGCATCGTTGGTTATTACGGTGACTTCTCTAAGCTGCTGTGGGGCCAGGTTGGCGGTATTTCCTATGACGTGTCTGACCAGGCTACGCTTGACCTTTCCGCTGCGCAGGACGGTTCTGGTTTGACCTCCCTGTGGCAGAACAACCTTGTTGCTGTTCGTTGTGAGGCGGAGTTCGCTATTCATGTCCATGATCCGGAGGCGTTCGTTAAGGTCACTGACACTAAGGTAGCTGCCTAGTGATTGTTAATACTGCTACAGGCGTTGTTGCTGACACTTCGCCCGAGTTTACGGAGGAGCTTGTTGCTTCTGGTGCTTGGGAAGTGTTAAAGAAGCGAGGGGGTTCTAGGCGTGGCGTGCGGAAGTCAAAGGAAGAAAAGGCCGAAGAAGAAGCGTCGGCGGTAGAGGGGTAATTAATTGAGTTTGGCAACTGTTGAGGATGTTGAGGTTCGTTTCTTTCGCCCTCTGACTGCGGAGGAGCGTCCTCTGGTTGCTGCTCGGTTGAAAGACTGTGAGTTGAAAATCAGGGGCCGTCTCCCTGATTTCGACTCCCGGTTGGAAGCAAATCCGTACTTTGGTGAGATTGTAAGGCGTGTTTGCGCGGATGCCGTCATTCGATTGGTTCGTAACCCGGAGGGTTATGTTCAGGAGACTGAGGGCAACTACACTTACATGCTTTCTCAGGCTTATTCGGATGGTCGTTTGAATATTACACCTGATGAATGGGCTGATTTGGGGGTTAAGAAGTCGATTGGGGTTATTCACGTGGTGCCGATGCTTCCACCTTCGCTGAGGGGTGATGCGTTGTGAGTTTGCTTGATAAGGGCAATACGTGGGTGACTATCTACCCAGAGGAAGCTGTGGTTGACCGGGACGGGAATATTCGGACTCGGGCTTCCAAAGAGGGAGTTCGCAAGTTTGTTTGGATTGCCCCGGTTGGGCAGTCTGGTACTGCCGCCCGTCGTGCGGAACAGGATAACGAGGGTTACGAGTCTGAGAAGGTTGTCCGCATGAGGCTTCAAAGGAAAGACCATGATTTTGAGATTGGCGCACAGTCGAAGGTTGATATTGAAGGCAAGATGTTCTCTGTATTTGGTGACCCTGCTGTTTATCGTTGTTCCCCTCGGACTGGGCATCTGGATTATACGTTAAGGAGGGCTTAGTGCCGAAGGTTGAGTGGGAGCCGAAGAGGGTTAAAGCTATGAATAAGCTTATCGTAAGATCCACTAACATTCGTGAGGCTACGCATGTTGCCGCTAACGCCCTTGCTGAGGTGTTTGAGGCTCGGTTAGCTCCGCACCATGCTAATAATGCGCATAATCCTGGCCCTCACTCCCATATTAACGTGTCTCGCGGTAAGGTGGATGCGTTTGTGAACTTGGATGATGATGGGGGAGATGCTGCTTACATTGGCTACACCCTGGGTATCTTCGATCCGTTCTCTTGGGAAGATTCTGCGGGGAGGACTCCGGGTGCAGTCTAGTTTCCCTCGTTTTCAAGAGGTTTTGATTCCGATTCTTCGTCGGGGCTTGCCAAAGAATGTGAAAGTCGGTTCATGGATTGAGGATATTGATTACCGTGATTATCCGATTGTTAACATTCGTCGTGTTGGTGGGCCTCGTTCGAGCAAGCAACCATTTTTGTTGGATACACCAACGGTAGAGATTACTGCCTATCATTCTGATGGAATTATTGAGGCTGAAGAGCTTTACCGTGACTGTATAGATGTCATTTTTAAGGCGAAGGAAGAGCAGTGGATGACTGACGCTGGATGGATTTCCAGTGTTGAGGAGCGTATGGGTATGACCCAGTTTTCTTCGTTGTTTCAGGATTCGTGGAGGATTCAGGGGCTAGTTGCCCTAACTATTCGTCCTCCGAGGAAGGGATAAGTTTATGATTAATGATAACGCGGTCTTTACCGCTTCTACGGGCTTTGTTTATGTTGGCCCTGTTGGTACCGCTGCTCCTACCCGTGAGCAGGTGGCTAAGTTTGACCCTGAGACGTTTGGTTCTCACCAGTTCACGCTTAAGGTGGCGGGTTCTGCAAGCTACAAGCTTACTGTGGGTTCTGAAGAGTCCGGTGAGCTTAAGCCGGACGCTACTGCCGGAGAGGTTCAGGAGGCGCTTGAGAAGCTTTCCGCTGTTGGTCAGGGTGGTGCCGTTGTTGAGGGTAGTGACCCCAAGGTGGGTTACACGGTTTCCTTCATTGGCAAGAACTTTGGCAAGAAGGTTGTTTTCAAGGGTGACACGGGTGCTACCGTGACTCAGGTTGCTGAGCCGCGTGGTTGGGAACCTATTGGTCACACGAGTAATGATGATCTTCCGGAGTTTGGTTATGATGGTGGCGATTCTGAGACTAAGGGTTCTTGGCAGAAGAAGAACCTCCGTGAGGTCAGTAAGGATGCCCCGGTCGATTATGTGACCATTAAGCCGATTCAGTTTGACGCTGAGACGCTTGAGCTTTACTACGGCAAGAATGCCTCCAAGGAGGAGGGTGTATTTGGTGTCGATGCTCCGGGCGGTAAGTCTGTTGAGCGCGCGGTGCTGATTGTGATCCGTGATGGTGATTTCACGATTGCCTTTACTGCGGCTAAGGCAGGTGTTCGGCGTGAGGAATCTATTTCCATGGCTAGTGATGATTTTGCAACGCTGCCGATTCGTGCAACGTTCCTGAAGCACCCTGGCCGTCACCTTTATCAGTGGATTCTTCCGGCTAAGTAATTATTAACCCCCCTGGATTCTGTAGGTCGTCCAGGGGGGTTTCTTCCAGACCTACACTATTTTTAGACTTTATAAGGAGAAGACCTACAATGGCAGTTTTTAGTCTTGATAATCTTCGTGCTGCTGCGGATAAGCGTTACGCTTCCACGGTGATTGAGGCCGATGGTAAGAAGTTCATCTTCCCAAATTTGCTTCGCATGAGTAAGGGTGCTCGTAATCAGGTGACGGACATTCTTGCTAAGGCGGAGGCCTACGAGGGCAACGAGTCCGTTGATGAGATTGATGAACAGTTCGACATGTTCGTGGAGCTGGTTCGTATTGCCGAGGTTAATGGTCGTGGTGACGAACTTCTGGAGCTGATTGGTGATGATTCCGCTATTATTCTGGATATTGTCACTAAGTGGTTGGAGACAGCCCAGGTGGGGGAAGCCTAACCCTCGTCGGGGCTTTGGATAAGTGCGGGGGTTCCCTTTATGCGGATGTGCTTCGGGAATACGGGGTTGATTTAGGAGGGTTGGTGAGTGACCCTCCTTCTTTGTCTCCGGCTGAAGCGCTGGCTCTAATCGAGAATTTGTCTCCGGGTTCCTATTCCAGCGCCATTCTTCGCGGTGAAGAGGATGGTTATGGTTGGGGAACTACGGAGGTTCTTCTTGCTGGGGTTATTGATGCGATTAAAGAGGGGACTTTCTCGAATATTCAGGTTCGGACGAAGAAGAAGTTAAAGCCACCCGAGCCAATTCCTGTTCCTGGCCGGAGGGTTAAGCCGAAGGTTAACAATTTTTTGGCTGCTGCTAAAGCATACGCTAAGCAGGCTGAGAGGGAGTAGTTATGGCAGGTGAAGGCAAAGAAGTCGGTCGCGTTAGTATCCGCGTTGTTGCCGATGTTGAAAAGTTTAGGCCCAAGGTTGAGAGGGAAGCTCGCACTCTTGACGATATTGAGATCAGGATTGACCCTGATTTTGATAAGAAAAAACTAGAGGCCGAAGTTAAGGAAGCTGCAACTTCCACTAAGGGTGAGGTTTCTTTTACTGGCGAGCTGGATACTAAGGGTCTTCGTGAGAAGGTTCATGCTGCTGTTGCAGCGTTGCGGGAGTCTATTAAGGTTGTCGCAGAGCTAGAAGCAAACGGGTTGCCCGCGAAGGTTAAGGCTTTAGCTAAAGAGGCTTATACGCATGTTCCTGTTGACATTCGGGTTAATGTGTCTAAGTTTCTTGCGGAGGTTCGGTCTATTAAGGAGGCAACTCGCCGGCATCTTTCCGAGATAAAGATCGGTTTTAAGCAGCTCACACTGGTTAAGGATGTTACTCGGGCTGCTATGGGTGCACGTAGGGCTGCTGAGTTTGTCCTGAAGGATATTCCCTTACGCGTGTCCCAGTCTAGTGTTGTCCGGGAGGTTGCCCTTTTACACGCTAGTTTTGCTGAACCTATTAAGGCTAAGGTGAAGCTGGCTAGTGAACGTCTGGTGAGTGAGGTTCGGGCCGCGAAGCTTCGAGCCAAGTTTGCTTGGGGTAGTTTGACCGTTGGCTTGTCTGCTAAGCTGGATAAGTTTTCGGTTGCTAAGGCTAAGGCCACTGTTAAGCGGGCTATGGGGAATCTGCGTTTCAATGTGGATGTGGCACATGCGGGTGTGTTGAATGACCTTGCTGCTCTACGTGAGAAAGCCAGTGGCCTGCTTAGTCACATTAAGATGGGGATTACTATGTCCCCGTGGGAGATTACTAAGGAAGCTAGTAAGGGTAAGACTCTTGCCGAGATTGTCTTGCGTGGTATTAAGGGTAATATCATTCTTTCCACTAAGTCATTCTTGGATAAAGTTGTTGCAGCGAGGAATAGTGCAGACGGCATCCTGAAGGATGTTATCGTTAAATTTGAGTTGGAGACAGCTAATCTGCTCTATGGTGCTCGTGCTGTTCGTGCTGGTTTGGAACGTATCTTGTCTAATGTTCCTATCAGTGTGTCTCTCTCTAAGGGAGCTAAGACTATTACAGCTAGGGCTAAGGCGCTGAAGCAGAGGATTGAACAGGCTTTGCATTCCACGGTGGGCGTTCGTTTTCAGCTTGCTGCAGGTAATGTCATACAGTCTGCCCGTGCTCTTCGTGGTGGCATTGAAGCTGTGATGGATAACATTGAGATGCGATTCCATCTGGCTAGTAACACTGTTTACCGTAATGCCCGGAAGCTCCGTGCTCGTATTGAGAGCGCTGTGCGTTCGAGGGTCAACTTTGAGCCTGTGACTACCCCGCTTATGCGGGCTGCTGCTGCGGCTAAGGCACGTGCTGAGCGTGCATTAGGCAAGATTGAAGCGAAGCTTGGTATCAAGGATAAGAGTTTTGTAGCTAAGTGCCATGCTTTGGCTAAGCTTGCTAGTGCACGTTTGAAGGTTAAGGCCCGATTGACCGTGGATAAGAAGCGGTTTATGAAGGATATGGCCGTTCTGAATGGTCTTGCCGTTGGGTTTGTCCGCCCGTTCGGTAAGTTGTTTGGTGGCAAGGTCTTTGTTGATGTTGCTAAGAACCTGACTGCTATGAAGGGTGCTTTAGCTGTCGCTACGGTGGCTGTTGGTTCATTAATGACCAGTCTTTCTGCGCTTGGTGCTGTTACTTGGTCTGCTTTGACCGCTATGGTGAAGTTGACGGCTGCTATGGCTCCTGCTGCACTCCTATCCTTTGGTTTGGGTTTAGGTACTATTGTAAAGTCCTTTTCTGGTTTCTTGGGTGTGCTCAAGGCAAAGAATTTTGATGAGCTCAATGAGGCGATTGCCGGAATGGGACCTGCTGCCCAAAAGGGCGCTCGTGGTATTTTTGCTATTAAGGATGCTTTTAGCCAGGCGGCTTCTGGTGTGCAGGAAGCGTTTTGGGGGGCAATGGGGCAGGATTTGGCTGCCCTAGCCCCGATTGGCCGCATGGTTGGTGGGGCAATGGTTGATATTGCCCGTGCTTCCGGTGAGGCTGCTAAGAATACTGCCCGTTTCCTTGCTTCTGGTAGGGGCATGGAAATTATGAGCAACCTGATTGACCATGCATCGAATGCTACCCAGTCTATTTCTAGGGCGTTCTTCAACTGGATTCCTGGTGTTCTGGCTGTTGGTTCTGCTGGTTCCAAGCTGTTTGACGACCTGTTGAGCGGTATCAGTCAGACAGCACAGGCTTGGTCTGACAGGATGGTTCGGGGTTTCGCAGATGGGTCTCTTCAGGCTTCTTTGCAGTCTATGTTGGATGAAGTTAAGGCGTTTGGTTCTGCCCTTGGTGATGTAGGCCATGTGATCGGTGCTGTGTTTAGTGCTGCTTCCGAGTCTGGTGCTGGTGCTATTAACACGATGCGAGATGCCGCTTCTGCCGCTGCTGAGTGGGTTGATTCCGCAGAAGGTTCTGCTGCGCTGAGTTCTTTCTTTGACGCTATGGCTGGTGTGGCCCAAACTATGGGCCCGCTGCTTCTTGATGTTGCTACAGTTATTACTAGCACTGTTGCACCCGCTATTTCTGACTTCATTCAGGCTCTTGGGCCTGGCATGACTGATTTGGTTAATGGCTTTGCTGACGCGCTTGAGCGTCTTGCACCATTGGCTGGTCCCTTGGGCACAGCTCTAGGGGCTGTCATGTCTGCGATTGGTCCTATGCTTCCGGCCATGGCACCGTTGGTTCCTGTGGTTGCTGCTTTGGCTGGTGGTTTTATGTTGTTCCAGCAGGTCTCACCCATTATTGGGGCTTTGTCTGGCGTGCTTGGTGCACTGAGCGCTCCGTTGCTTGCGGTTGCTGGTGTTGCTGGGTTCTTTGCGCTGGCTGTGTCTCAGGTTGATGGTGCTAGTTCCCAGTTGGGGCAGGCGTTTCAGCGTGTTGGTGACGCGGTTTCCCCTATCATTGATTCTATTAAACAGTTTGGTGATGGGGTTATGCAGGCTTTACAGCCTGCGTTTGCGGCGGCTGCACCTGTTGTTACCCAGTTTGTCGATGCTGTTCGTCAGATTATTGATGCTTTGTCCCCGGTTATTGGTACTATTATGCAGATTGCGGGTGCCCTGGTTAGTGCGTTTGCTCCTGTTTTGACTGCGATTATGCCAATTATTAGTGCGGTCATCAGTGTTGTTGTTGGTTTGGTTGTGGCGTTCGCCCCTGTGTTGAATATCATTCTTCAGGTGGCGGGTGCGTTTATCACCTTGCTTGCAAACATTGTTGGCTTTGTGGCTTCTGGTTTGGCCGCGATTGTAGGTTTCGTAGCTGCTGTCGTTGCTGGATTTGTGGGCATGGTTGCTAATGTCATTAGCGCTGTTGCTGGCTGGGTTTCTGGTGTTCTCGCTAAGGCGGGAGAGCTGGTTAACGGGTTCCTGGCTAAGTGCTCCGAGTTGTGGAGCCAGACTGTTTCTACATTCTCCCAGGGTGTTACTCGCGCAGTCTCCGAGGTGAAGCAGATGCCCTCCAAGGCTAAGGCTGCGCTGGGCGATTTGGGGTCTTTCCTGCTTAGTTCTGGTAAGGCCCTTATCCAGGGCTTCATTAATGGCATTAAGTCTATGGTTGGTGCTGCTAAGGATGCTGTTTCCGGTGTTCTTAACGCTGTTCGTGGTGCGTTCCCATTTTCTCCTGCTAAGTGGGGGCCGTTCTCTGGCCGTGGGTACACCACCTATTCTGGCAAGGCACTCATGGAGGGCTTTGCTGAGGGTATTAGCTCCGGTGCCGGTAGTGCTGTCGGAGCCGTTGAGGATGTTCTGGCGCAGGTTAGGGCACCGTTTGACCAGTTGAATAAGGGCAAGATTCTTCAGCCAGTTCTTGAAGCTAACGCTAAGAAGATTCATGATTCCCGTAAAAAGGAGCAGGATGCTTATAAGAAGCACTTGGAGAATCTAGAAAAGGCTGATAAGGCTTACGCTGAGCGCGTTGCTAAGATACATGGCAAGAGTGCTGGTAAGCAGTTGGGTAAGGCTCTGGAAAGTAAGAACAAGAGGGTTCTTAAGGAGAACGAGCGGTACGCTAAACAGATTGCTGGTATTAGGGATAAGCTGAACAAGTCGATTGAGGCTCCGGATTATTCCAAGATGGACTTGTCCATTAATAAGTATTTTGTTGAGGGTGCTAAGGAGCTGTTGCAGAACCAGTTGCTTAATGACTACCGGGCTGTGTCCGGCCAGTTTAAGAACATGGTTAATCAGGCTATTAGCTTCGCCCGTTCGAGGGTCGGTGACCATCCGATTCTTGGTCAGATTGCCTGGAATGTTAATTCCAAGGAGTTTGATTTCGCGGTTGAGAAGCTGATTAAGGATTCTGGTATTGCAAAGATTCCGATTGAGTTTGTTGCAACCAATCTGGATAAGTTGAAGTCGGATTTGGGCATGGGTAATGGTGTCATTAGCAAGTCAATTGATGCTGCTATGGCGTTCAACCGGAACAAGAGTGATTTCAACAATATGGTGCATGGCACCAAGGAAGTCCATTATCACGTTGAGGATATGGATGAAGCTATTCGTTTGGAACAGTTGCGTGAGCGTAAGCAACTGATGGGTATGGGTTAGGAGTTGGTTTGAGTACTACTATTAGGGTGACGGGTGTTAATGGTGATTCTGTCACCATTGCTGGGGAGAATGCCGGTAAGGAGGGTATTTATCTTGCTTCCGGTATTGAAGGGTTCGTGGACTCTAAGAGTGAGGCTGTTACCAAAGTTTATGGTAATAGGCCGGGTTCCCGTCTAGTCAGTACTCGCACTCCGGCCCGTTCGGTGACGTTCACTGTGACGATTCTGAACGATGGTGATGTTCTTGAGAAGGACGAGCGCTGGAGGCGTTTGTGGTCTTACGACAAGGAGGCCACTATCGAGGTAACAACCGAGTTGAGTGGTACTCGTAGGCTTAAGTGCCGTCTGGAAGAGATTAAGGTCGATACTGAGTTTGATCCCGAGGTTATGTCCGCTGTTGACGTTCACATGAGTGTTACAGCGGATAACCCGTTCTGGTATGGGGAAGAGTTTAAGCAGGAAGTGGCTGTTAACACTAGTGCCACTTTTACTGTGAATGATGCTAACCCTACGGGGGTTCCTATCTTTCCGAAGTGGGTGGTGTCTGCGCCTGGTACGTGGACTCTGCCTGATTATGCTCCTGGCGATGGGGGTCACGCTAAGCGGAGTGTTGGTTTGCCTGCCTTGTCCAAGGGTGAGGATTCTGTTGTGGATACTGACCCTGGGGCACGTCAGGTTATGAGTGATAATAAGTCCCTTGTGTGGGGGCGTATGAATGGCGTTCGTTTCCGTGGTGAGATTCCACCGTTTACTAAGAAGTTGACTTTTACTGTTAAGTGTTCTGAGCCGGGGAAGGTTCAGTTGCGGTTGGAGCGTCCGTTCAATAGGCCGTGGGGGAATGTGTAGTGAGTGAGCTTGATGATGTTTACACTCGTGTTGAAGCTGAGCGTAAACGGATTGAAGAGAAGTTCAGCGAGGATGCGGTTATCCGCCTGTGGGATGGTAACTGGTCATTCCTGGGTTACCTGTCTGATGTGTTCGAGTATGACTTTGAGTTTATTTTGAATGATACTGGCTCGGCGGAGGTCACCCTTCCCGTTGACGGGCAGATGGGTAGGTTGCTGATGGATTATACCCAGTGGCCTACTAAGTCCCTGTATATTACGTTTGATAAGGATGGTGCTCGCTGGTCTGGTCGTGTGCAGGCGTGCGAAACGGAGGTTAATTACAGGGGTGACCGTGTTGTTCGGTTGACTGCGTTGCATGATTACCAGAAGTTGAAGGAGCTTTTGGTTTGGGCTAACCCGTTTCTCCCCCCGCAGGTGCAGTTCCCGAAGGCGTGGTACTTGTTTGGCCCTTCTCGTTGGGCTTTGGCAACTACCTTGTTTTGCCAGTTGTACAGGAAGAATAACGCTTTGTGGAGGCTTCCTGACGACCCCATGCATGTGAATCAGTGGGGGGATTTTGATATGTCAACCTGGTCAGAGGTTGTGAAGCCGGTTGATTTTGCTACCGATAATTCTTTGACTTGCTTGGCTTCTAGCCGATTCAAGACATTCCATGAGACTGCCGCGCCTATTTTGAATGATGCGGAGCTTGCTGTGGAGTGTAGGCGTTATCTTCCGGGTGACCCGGACCCTATTCCCGGCAAGGAGCTTCGTGAGGGGTGCCTGGTGTTTGAATTTGTGGATAAGTCTGGCTGGGGTAAGCAGACTGCTGTTGGTGGTGCTATTAGCCAGGGGTTTACTCGTGCTATCCGTAGGCTTAGGTCTGACGGTTTGACCGAGTATGAGGATGTTGTTCCCCGTGTTGATTTCCCTGATAAGTATCGTAAGCCTGGGTTTTTGGGTAGTGTTCCGGAGGCACCGTGGGTTGTTCTCGAGCACGGGGACTACACGGGTATTGAGTCCACGAGCTTCACGTATATCCCTCCGGGTGCAACCATGATTGTTTCCGGAGGGTCTTCTATGCCGGGGGTTAATGAGACTATTAAGGCGGGTATTACTACTGCGATTGGGTTCCTAGGTTCCCTGCTAATGGGGCAGTCGCAACTTGGTGCTGCCGCTGCGGAGGTTTTGGAGCCATTGTACTCGGATGTGTTCATGGCCTTCTTTGCCGCGAATCTTCGTGACCGTCGTGCTCAGCATGGTTGGGATTATCCGTTTGAGGTGTGGGCTGACGGTGCCGACCAGTCTTACACACTGAGTACATTGTCTTCCACGCGTGAGAAGAAGTGGGATACTCGTGAGCGTATTAGTGTGAGTGTGAAGATGAATAATGGTTGCCCGTATTTTGTTGGCCCCGTTGGGTACGGGGACTTCTTTATTGGTGACCGGGTTGGTGTGCACCCGCTGGGGGCCCCAGAGGATGCTCTTTACGTCGAGCAGGTTCGTGAGTTGAAGTTTAGTAGCGGTAAGGGCTGGGAGGTCACGGTTGGTGCCCGTGAACACAAGTCTGGTTTGTCTTATTTAGCTAATGCGTTTGAGAAGCGTACAAGCGCGTTAAAGCAGTTAGGAGTTTGGTGATGTGGCTTCAGTCGGATTGTGACCATGAGAATCCGGAGGAGAGGTTCTTGTGGGCGTTTCAGAATCTTGAGTTTAAGGGATTTCCTGTCGGTTTTCCGGAGGAGGTTCTTCGTCAGTGGTCTAAGCACTTGTGCGAGTGTGGTTTTGTGCATGATCCTTCTCGGCAGGTGATTCATTTTCAACCACCTGTTCGGGGGCAGGGGCACCCGTTGAATATGTCTGGTGAGTGGGTTCCTGTTGAGCAGAAGATTCAGGAGCCGGTTGTTTCTGTATTGGCTAATTTGTCTGGTGGCGAGTTGGCGGATTTGGTTGGTGAGTTGAGGGAGAGTGGTGTGATTGACTAATCCTGTTGGGGGTAGGCCAGCCCAGACTAATGATAAGTATGATGATGTTTACACCCGTGGCTCTACCTATGGTTCTGATTTGCGGTCCGAGGAGGATGTTCGCAAACTTCTTACCAGTAAGGAGCTTTCTGGCTTCGGGAGGTTTTTACAGGGAATCGCTAAGGGGGTAGACCAGCTTGTTTCTGACCTTGCGGAGGTTTTTCGAGGGAATGGTGGAGCTAGGTATGAGGTGCTGCGGGTTGCTGTTGACGAGCGGTTTGCGAAGATCACTGATGGTGTGACTGAGGCTGTTGACCGTGCGCAGAAAGAGCTTGATAAGGCTAATACTGCTTTGGCTGAGCAGGGTAAGCTGACCGAGCAGCAGAAGCATGATTTGGAGACTGCTAAGACTGATTTGGGTAAGGCCAAGACCGATGTTAAGAAGGCTTTGGCTGATTTGGCTACGATTCAGACTGAGGCTGGTAGGATTCGTAATTCTCTTGCTGGGAAGGTTGATGAATCCAAGTTTAATACGGAGCTTGCTAATGCGGCTGCTCGTGTCGAGAAGATGGAGAAGGCCCTTGAAGGCTTGTATCCGGTTGATGGTGCTGGTTCGCTTGTGGTTGTGAAGCCGGATACTCTGGAGCCGTACTGGTGGCTGGAGAGAGGTAAGGCTAATCCTGGCTCGTGGGATAAAAATGATGGGTTTTACAAGGGTAAGATGTTCACCCTGTATAAAAACCCTCAGAAGGGGAATGCCTACGAACAGTTGCAGCGTCACTGGGTAAAGGTTCAAACAGACCGTGATTACTACTGGAGTGTATGGCTTCGTGTTGATAATCCGTCTAGTGTGGCTATCACACTTGCTGCTAACGGCACCAATGCTGGGGGTGTAAGTTCCCCAATTATTAAAGAGTCCGTTGTGATGGATACTAACCCTGATGCGCACCTGGTACCAGGCCCTTGGGGGGTGATTGTGAATGTTACGACTGCGAAGAAGTGGGTTCATTGTACTGGCCGGTTCCGGTTCCAGGAGGGGGTTCAGTATGCTTCTCTGCGCGCTATGGAGTGGTCGTGGGGCAGCGGTAATGGTACAGCGCAGGCTGTGGGTGACTTGGAGATTCACCCCCTGATTACCGACCCTTCGGATGTGCAGAAGGTTATCACTGATGCCAATGCGAAGATTACCGAGCAGATTAACACTAACAAATCTGCGGTTGAGAAGTCGGTGGCTGAGGCCACGGATAAGATTACTGCGTTGCAGAACGGTATTCCGCTTGGTGGTTCTCTAATTGCTTATTCCTCAAGGAAGGAATATGAGGGGCAACCACTGTGGTTTGAGGCTGCACCTGGTGGCATGAGCCCTGATTATCCGAAGAATTACCCTAACTGGTCGTTCCCGGACGGGCACCAGTGGCGCACGGGTAACCCTCAGGGTAGGCAGGTTACGCACCGGCCGACGAAGAAGCTTATCAAGGTGGTACCGGGTATTGATTACACGTTCAAGCTTTGGACACAGGCCACGGGTGAGGGGTCGGTGCTTTTCATTGAGTTCAGGAACCAAAATGGTGAGAAGTGTGTGAAGTCCGGTGGGCTGGATGCTAACGGTGCGCCTAGGGCTGGTGTCTACCCGGTTTACGGGTTGAAGGTGCCTCAAGAGAGGAGGCACTGGGTGACTAAAACCCTTCGGTTCACGGATGACACCCGCGAGGTCTGCCTGGATCAAATCTACTTCAATCACCCTAACGGGAGTGTAACGAATCAGTGGATTGCCGGCATTGAGTGCTACCCGAGCACGGTTGACCAGGCGTTCGTGGATAAGATGCAGAATGAGGCTATCTTAGCCAACTCGAAGGCGATTGGTGGAAACAAGACCAACATTGAGTTGTTGAAGACTGTTGCCGATAATCAGGCCAAGTGGAATGCCACCCAGTCTGTTGTGAATAGTAAGCAGGGCGCTTGGAATAAGGCTGCTAGTGATGCTGTTGAGGCGTTGAAGAAGTGGTCTGGGTACCAGTATTTGGGCACTAGTTGTGTGCCACTGGTTCCTGGCACTAGCACGCCCGAGTGGACTTTGGCTTCTAAGTCTAAGGCTGCGCCGTACGAGTTCCCTGGGAGTGCAAATGAGGTTCCCGGGAAGTCTCTTGTTCATGTGAGCAGTGGGCTTGAGTATGACGTGGAGATCACTTGGTCTCAGTCCTCTAGTGGCTACGCGAACTTAATTCTTTATGACCAAAATGGTGCCGATGCTATTGATATTGTCTATCAAATTATTGACGGAAAGCGGGTTGACTGGGCCACCTATATTAGAGATTCCCTCACTCCTAGCGAAAAGACTTCTTCCTATGTTGTTACCTTTAAGCCCAGTGTTTCGGCTATCCGTGTAGGGAAGTTTTTTCACCCGGACGGCACACTGAGGGTTAGAGATATAAAAATTACCCCTCATGTCCCTTCGCAGGCTAGTGTTGATGCTGTACAGAATAAGGCTATTGAGGCATTAGGTAAAGCACAGGCTGTTGAAACGTCCACTGCCAACGAGTTCCGTAAGAAGCAGGTTCAGATAAACGGCCTCGGCGCTAAGATTGATGCAGCACAAAATAAGTCCCTTCAGATTCACCAGGATACCCTGGAGTTGTTGGATATTCGCACCCCGAAGAGCTATTACCTTGATGCTGCTAAGAAGCAATCGGGTAGTAATAACTGGTTTACGTGGTCTGAGAGTAAGGTTGGTAGTGAACGTGTGCTTACTCTTGTGGCTCTGGGTACGTGGACGGGTAAGCTTCAGTTCACATCGAACTGGTCTAACGGTGCTGCGGATAACTGGATTGTTGATGTTAAGAATAGCCCTAATGGTCGGGGGTTCAAGTTTAGGGGCGGTGCAGCGCACATCACGAGGCGCGGCTATGCAATCACGGTTTATCCTACGTGTTTGAATCGGACGTACTCGATTAAAAGGGTGAATAAGTATGCGATTGAGTATGAAAAAGACCCTGGGAACCTTCGTAGGAGGATGATAGGGGCATATGGCAGGCTTCTTTTCCGGGGGCCTGTGAGAGCAAACTACAGTGTTAACGTTTACCCAACTAGCAATTTGAATAGTTCTGAGGGGAAGCGGTTTGTGAAGGCTGGCGAGATTATTCAGGGAGAATACATTGAGGCTCCGCTGAATACACATGTGGTTTTCACGGAGGTTGATACGTCAACAGCGTTTGCGGATGGTATGGACACAACAGAACCTGAGGTTAGTGGATATATTGATGTGAGCGGTATTTATGGTGGGGATTCTGGGCCGGGGAACATGAGTTCCGATTGGGGAAGTTCCGGTTCCAGTTTCTTGAGTAGTTAAAGGAGAGTAAGCATGACTGTTTATACAGAGATTGAGAAGCTAGATGATAACGAGTTTTACAAGTTTATTACCTGGCTTGATACCACGGAGAAGCCGCGCAGGGTTCGTTTGCAGGAGGAAGCTAATCGTCAGATTGAGACTCTAATTGAGTTTCGTGATAAGGGGCTTCTTAAATCCCCAACACCTGCTGACGGTTATCCAGGCTTCTATGCGTATTCCCCGGATATTATTTATCTTCCGGGTGAGTGTGTGGTTGTTGATGGTGACATTTATAAGATGATTTCACGCTGCCCTAGTTCTGCACCTATTGATGATTCTAAGGTGTGGCTTAAGGGCCAGTAGATAAAAGTGTACCCCCAGTCGTTTGACTGGGGGTATTTTTTATTTGCCTAGACGCTGCCTCAGGTCTGGGGGGATGATTAGTTCCGTGTGGAAGATTCCTGGTTTTGGTCCTGTGTTGCTGTTAATGCTTGTGGCTTTGATTATGATTCCAGCTTTTTGTAGGAGTTTTTGTTTGCCAATGTTGTCTGCTTCTTTCCAGGCTTCCCCGTAGGTTTTACCGAGTGGTTTCCATGTTGTTGTATCCTTCATGGGGGTTTGTTTGAGTGCGTTGATTCGTTTGCCTATCACCTGGAGCTGTTCGAGGATTACCTGTCTTGCTTCTTTTGAGGGCGCATTGGGTAGGAACTCAGCTACCTCCTTGTAGGATTCTTCGGCTTCCTTGAGTTGGAGGGTGGTGTCACCCGCGTACTCTGTATGCTTCTCCATGATTTCAAACTGCCCAAGTTCTTCTTCTAGCAGTTCTGATACTGTAGCGAGGAGTTTAGCGGCGTGAATGGTTTTGTTGGTGCAATTATCGTTCAGGCAAACGTAGCTACCGGAGAACTTGCCAGTCACCTTCTCTCTACTTCGTAGGGCCATGCTTCCACCGCACACCCCACATTTTATTGCCCCTTTCAGGGGGTTACCCGAAGATACGTTCCTGGTGGCGAGCGTCCTCGAACTCAACTCCTCTTGAAGCTTGCTGTAGGTTTCCAGGCTGATTAGGGGAGGGCCTACGAGGATGGGTTTACCTTCCGCGTCCAGCACAGGCTTACGTTGAAGCGTCTGATACCCCAACAGATGCTTGGAGGTGAGTATCCCCCTCACGACCGAGGCTGTCCATGTACTGTCCTTGCCGTAGCGTGACTTTGCTGCGGTAGGTAGCCCGGATTGTACCAACCAGTTTTTAATACTGTTAATGGATTCTCCGGCCAGCGCACGGTAAATTATCTGCTTCAGGATCCCCCATTCGTCGGGATTCTTCTCAAGCACCTTGCCGTGCCCCGTATCCTTGATTCGGTAGCCGTATGGTGGTGCACCACCCTGCCAGCGCCCATTGGCTCGCAGAGTACGGTTAGCCGCCTTGTTGCGCTCTGTTATAGCCTCCAGTTCACCTTCTGCCACACCCGCGATAACACTAGCAATCAGCCTACCTACCCATGTGGATAAGTCGATGTTGTCTGCGATACAGACGAGCTGTTTATCATTTTCTTGGATCCAGGCAAAGACTTTGTGTAGACCAATGGAGTTGCGGGCAACACGGTCTAGTTTCCATGCGCAAAGAATATCCCATTCGCGTGCCTTCGGCATTTTCAACCAAGGCCCAAGGGAGGGGGTGTCGAAGGGGTTAATTGAGCCTGAAACATCAACGTCAATTGCCCACCCAACAATGGTGTGGTTATTACCTTCTGCCCATTGGGTGATAATCTGCTGTTGACGCTCTACGCTGGTAGATTCATCTGTTGTGCGAGATAGTCGCACTCTTCCTAAAACTCTCATGCTTACTAGCAT